CTGGCGTAGCCCTGTCCAAAACCTACAACGTCGAGCCCGTCCCCTTGCAGTTGCAGGGACAGTTGCGTGGCGTTCCACCGGTCGATGGCAATCTGCCGCACGTTGTATTGCTTGGAAAACTGAACAATGTCCCGGCGGATCACGTCGAAGTCCGTCACGTTCCCGCCCGTCATAGTCAGGCCGGTGGACGCGTCTTTCGCCCACGACACGTACGGCACGCGGTCCTTCCGCTCCCGCTCCTGTGCGTTGTCCCCCGGAATCCAGAACCGACACAGAACGTCGTAGGTGCCGTCGGGGGCGGGGAACACCGCGACGAACGCCGAGGTGTCGTAGGTGGTCGCAAGGTCGAGGCCGCACCAGCACTCCCGCCGGTCGAGCGGGCCGGGCGGCTCTGAGTCGCAAGCGTCCCACGCCTCCATGCGAATCCAGCGCGTGTCCTGCTGCGTCCACTGGTTGAGTCGGTAGCGGCGGAACGAGTTTTCTTTCGTGTTGGAAAGTTGGGCCTCGCGGCAGTCGGCGGCGAAGTCCTCCGGTTTGATTGTCACGCCCCACGACGGATTCGCCTTGGGCCACGTGGCCTCGGCTGTCCATTCGTCCGATTCCTCGGCCTCGTAGATGCACGGAAAGAACGTCGGGTCATGCGTCCAATCCCGCAGCACGGCGCGAGCGTAGTTGTACTGCTCCCAGCAGATTGAGTTGCGGTCGTAACCAGCCGTCGTCACCGACACAAGGAGCGGCTGCTCTCGGGCCGCGCCGCCGTAGCGAAGCGAGTCCCATAAACGGCGGTCGCGTTGAGCGTGCAACTCGTCGAATAAGAGGGCATGAATATTGAGCCCTTCCGCCCTGAAGGCATCCGCGCTGAGTACCCTGTAAAACGCCGCCTCCTTGCGGTAGGCGATCGTGCGGCGGGAGTCGATGACTTCCAGCACGCGGGAGAGTTGCGGCGACGCCCGCACCATCGACGCCATTTCCCTGTAGACCAACGAGGCTTGCTCACGGTCCGCAGCCGCCCCGTAGACTTCCGCCCCGTTTTCCCCGTCCATGACGAGCAGATAGAGACCGATGCCCGCGAGGAGCGTTGACTTCCCCTGCTTCTTCCCCGTGGAGATGTAGGCCACGCGATAGCGGCGGGTATCGTCGGCGAGTCGCTTCCAACCAAACAACTCGCCGATCATCACCGTCTGCCACTCAAGCAGGGCAAACGGCTGGCCCGCGTGCTTCCCCTTGCTGTGCCGCAGCCAGCCCTCGAAAAAGTTCACGGCGTGCTGCGCGGCTTCAGGGTCAAAGTAGTAGTCAAGCCCCAGGCGTGCGGCGTCGCTTCGCAGCGTAGGCGGCAACCGGGTCTGCTTCTTCACTGCCATGCGTGCTCACCTGTGACCGGCTGCTTGGCGTCATGCCGAAGTCTTGCTGCATCCTTCGCAGGTCGCCACGCAGCGACCGTTCGTCGACCGACCATGAGTGCGGCTGCGTCCACTTGATCCGCAGCCGTCCGTCCGTGCGGTTCGGATCGGGTTCCATCATCACGTTGTCGCGGCCGAACTGCTTGCACTTGTCTCGGGCCTCCAGCCATTTAGACCATGTGTGGCAATAGAGAGCCCACGCGTCGATGTCGGCCTCGGTGAACACCCGCATCCGCCGCAGCATCGGCACGGTGTCGTTCCACTTCTTCACCGCGACCGGGTCTTCGGCAATCGACTCGGGCGGGTCTAGTTTGTCGAGCAGGTCGGGCGTCGGCTCGTTCGTCGGCAGCGCCGCCTTCGACGGATTGCCGCGAATGTATTTCAGGATCGACGGTTCGGGTGCGGGGCCGCGTTTGCCCATGTCAGTTCTCCAGTAGCCGTTCGGCAAGTGTCATCGCTCTGCCGATTGCTTGATCCATGTCGTAGTAGCGGTATTCCCCGAGTCTGCCAGCAATCAGCACCCTTGGCGTCGCGTTAGCGCGGTTCCGGTACTTCTTGTATAGCGAATCGTTGGCCTCATCTGGAAACGGGTACTCGTAATCGGACGGGCTGTCCGGCGTGAACGGGGTCTCTGTTGTAATCACGGAGCCCTGAATCCGATTGGCGATGTCAGGCTGCATCATGTGCTTCCATTCCAGCGTTCGGATATGCGGCCCGCCTGCGTGCGTCGGGTTGTTGATCTGCCCGCGACACTGAATGTAGTTCGCGTTGGGGTCGTAGCGATGCTCGCGTCGCTGCCCTCGATACTGGAGGCGGCCGATGTCAAAACCAAAGAACTCGTCAATCGCCCCCGTGAACACAAGGCATCTTTTCGCTTCAATCTCGCGACTTCGCTCAAGGTAGTCGTAGTTCAGAATGACGGGGATGCCGTCGAGCATCCTCCGCGTCCACTCGGCATAGCCGTTGACAGGGATGCCCTGATGCTTTGACTGAGGCTTGAGCCGAGGGTCGTCGTCTGACCGAACGTCGAAGCGGCTGCACAGCCTTGCGTCAAGAGTTTTGCACAGCACGCCCCATTGCTTCTCGTTGTATTCTCTCACGAACTTGTCGTATACGACTCTCGGCATCATCGACAGGGCCGCTTCCTCAAAGTTCACTGGCGTGCCTGCGAACTCAGGTGCCCACGAATCACCGACGTTTCGAGTGATGTAAGACTGCCCAAGCGGCCACGAAACAAGGTTGCCGTCAACGTCCGATAGCAGCGCGGCCTCGTACCGGAAGAACTCCCCAAATCGCGTGGCCCACTCCCAGATGCGGTCGCACGACGTGCGAAAGTAGTGCGGCCCGTAGGTGTGGATTCGGATACCCGAACAATGAGCGTGATCGTGGACGTTGCCCCCCATGTGGTTGCGACGATCCACGACCAAGACATCGCGGCCAGCGTCGGCCAAAGTGCGGGCTATCACCGCTCCAGTGAGGCCAGAGCCGACTACAAGGTAGTCGACTTTCATCGGGGCTGCCGCCGAGAAATCAAGGCGGTCTTTCGCGACCAGATAGTTTTGCTTCGCTGCAGTATCTCATCTGACGAGATACTGCACGGCGAATCTACGGAGTCATAGCCGCCGAGAAAACAGTCGTCAGAGTAGACCGACGCGATGATGTCGGCGGACTCCTTGGAATACTGCTGCTTTGCCGGGAGGGCCATCTTCGCTGTCTTGTTGTAGAGTTTTGAGTGGCGATTCAGAGGCACGCTGATTCCGATGGCAGCATTCACCGCCGCCCAGTCCTTTTGGACGTGCTCGTACCTACCGACATACGAGAACTCTGGAGACACCCACGCCCACTGGTGGGAGGTGAGGAAGAACTTCAACGAGTACGGCTGGGTCATCACGTACCGCGAGTTGCGGAGCATGTGAACAAACTCATCAAGCGTCCGGCACCCGTGAGCGAGCGTCTTTTTCCCGTTGGCTTCCCACGCGCTCAGGAGGTTCCAGACCGACAGCACTCTCGTCCACGGGTTTCGAATGAACGTGAAACTAAACCGCCGACTCATTTCCGCTGGGGGCAGGCACTTGTTCCGCATGAGGGCAGCGACCGGCGTGTGGTTGTGGCAAACGGAGACGGTGGAGCCGGGATACTGGAGGTAAAAACTTCTGGCGTGATCTGGCTGGTTGATTCGCACGTAGTCAAGAACGCTCTCAGAAAGAACCCCGTGCATACTTTCCGACGCCGTTCTCGGAATCTTCGTGAACAAGAAAGGCTTCGGCCGCTGCCCGCGGCTGCGCGAGAGCATCCTTGCGTTGCGTTGGCCCATCTGAGCCAGCAGGGTGACGATGCTTTTCTTGGGCCTCCCAGCCATCACGCCAGCTCCTTTCGATACTTCTCGTCAACGATCTCGGGGCAGGCGTACTTCCACTGAACCATGTGGTGAATGCGACGATGCTTGCCTCCCATCGTGGCAATCTTCACGCACGACGGAGCAACTAGGACTGAGTAGAACGATTTGATGTACGTCCCCATCTCAAGGTAGATGTCTGTGCATCCACCAGCTTCAGCCTGCGTCTGCGGCTGCCATAGGCGAAGCCTCGGGAGAGTGACGAACAACTCTCCTCGCCTCCCGCACTCGACGTACAGATTCACATCGTCGTTCACGCGACCGCGGAACGTGACCTTTGCGTCTGACCGGAAGAAGAAGCTGTTCATCGCTTTGCGCGAGAACCGGCCTTCCTTAGCGAACCTTGCAAAACGCCCCTCTCCGCCGCCGATGAAATCGCCGCCTTGAGCGAAGGCAACTGACGTCGCAGATGAATCGTCCAGAAAGTTCAAGCAGGCTTCGATAATCGGGTCAAGATTGTGCGTCACAACGTTTGATGTGATGTAGTCACCATCGTTGTTCATCGCCCAACCGAACTGCGAGTAGTCGTCATCAAGTTGCCAGAAATGAGTCAGGCCAAGCTCACGCGCGATCGCGAAGTTGTAGTTGCGGGCGAACACCACCGAGTTTCGCTTGCCGTAGTTGTCGCACGCGTCGACCGACTCTGCGACCTTCTTTTTGTCAAAGACGATCACCTCATCGCCGTAGTTGTCGATGTACTTCTGGAGCTGCTCGTCCTCATCATCAACGAGCAGATAAATCCTGCCTGTATACCCGCCTTTCTTGAGGGCATGGTACGACATGACACTGTCAGCACGTCCGTGAGTGAGGATGAACGTGGCAAACTTCCGCGGCTTCGGCTTCTTCTTACTCGGCATCGACAGTCTCCTTTTCGGCGGAGTACGCTGCGTCGAGTGACTGACTGAGCCGCGTCCAGCCGTTCTTGATCGCTGCGTCGAGGTCAACGATCACGAGCGCACTGTCCTCCATCAGACGCTGAACGTGTGCACCGGAATGTGCGTAGTAGTTGGCAATCTCTTGGAAGTTGAACACGACGTGGCGGTATGCGGCAGCGCGGAGGAAGTGCTTGTCGCTTTCTGGCAAGTCGCTCGCGTCGATTGCCTTGAGGAGGTTGCCGCAATACTCGTCGTCGTAGCACTGAGACAACTGAGGCTTGTCTCCGATCGTCGCATACGGAGGCACCTCCACCTTGTCGGTGTAGGGGTTGTTGGGTGAGCCGTCGCCGTCGTCTTCGG